GAGACGGCGGTGGAGAATAACTCCACAACGGGTAGTCAATGGTATCTGACTCAGACAGCGGGATTGTGGTCTGACCTAGAAGCGATCACTGATATTGGTGTGTCGGAACCCAACTCGGGAATGATTCAATATTCTTCGTTCACCCTCTACGGAATCACGGGAGCATAGTTATGGCATTACAGAAAGTTGTGAACGGGGTTTATATAGACCTCTCGGAAGCGGAGATCGCACAGAGGACCGCTGACATGGAAGCGCACGATCTGGACCTGAACATGGTCAGAGGCCAGCGTGACGGTTTGTTGTCGGCTTCCGACTGGACTCAGATCGGTGACGCCTCACTTGGAGATCACACTGCTGAGGAGTGGCGCACTTACAGGACTTCTTTGAAAGCCATCCCTCAGACATACAGCCGTGTATCTGAGGTTGTGTGGCCCGAAGACCCGCCCACCGCTAAAGTCACTCGCAAGGTGACCGCTGGTGATGCTGCCCGACAGTCATCCATCGACGGTGGCGGCACTGACGAAGAAGCCCAAGCGGCATATGACACGGCTTACGCCGCTACCGAATAGGAGTAAGCAATGGCTGTACAAATACAGTTAAGGCGAGACACCGCCGCCAACTGGACCAGCAACAACCCCACGTTGGCTCAGGGCGAGTTCGCTATCGAAACCGATACCGACAAGTATAAGATCGGTGACGGCACGACAGCGTGGACCTCGCTGGGCTACTCCTCCCTGCCCAGTAACGTACTGCCACTTACTGGTGGAGCCATGACTGGGGCCATTACGACTAATAGTACATTTGATGGTGTAGACGTAGCCACAAGGGATGGTGTATTAACATCCACAACCACCACGGCTGCCGCAGCATTGCCTAAAGCAGGTGGTGCTATGACAGGAGCAATCACAACCAATAGTACCTTTGACGGCGTAGACATTGCGACAAGGGATGCGGTCCTGACCTCTACGACTACCACGGCTGCCGCAGCATTGCCCAAGGCTGGCGGGACTCTTTCGGGGGCTATTGTTGCCGCCGATCAGATCATCAGCGCCCCGGTCCTCAAGGACGTTGGTGAAACCTGTGTTGCTAATGCGACATCTGGATCAACGGACACCATCTCTCTGACCGATGGCAATGTCCACAACGTGACCCTGACGGCGAACTGCACGTTCACGTTCTCGGCCCCACCCGCTTCTGGAACCTCGGGTTCATTCACCCTGTTCCTCAATCAGGATGGGACTGGTTCACGCACGGCCACTTGGCCCAACACGGTGAAGTGGGCTGGCGGAACCGCCCCCACCCTTACAACTACTGCTAGTCGTACAGACATCCTCGTCTTTACAACAATCGACGCCGGAGTGATCTGGTACGGAGCAGTTAGTGGACAGGACTTCTCCTAATGCCTGTAGGTTCCGCTAAGTTCGGGTTGATGGCCGCTGCCGGTGCTGGCGGTGCTGTCTTTACGGCGTTTGGTGGGATCATCACGCAGTACGTTGATTCTGGTACGACGTACCGTGTTCATGCGTTCCGTGGTTCAGGCGACTTCGTTGTATCTGCTGGTACGGCTGATGTGGACTGGCTGATCGTCGGAGCGGGTGGTTCTGGCGGCGGCAACGCTGGTGGTGGAGGCGGAGCGGGAGAAGTCGCTACGGGAACGGGTTATGCCGTGAGCGCTGGCACTTACACGGTTACCGTAAATGCTGGCGGTGCTGCGGTGACCTCAGGGGTGGACGGCAACGTAGGCGGCACCAGTGTCGCGTTGGGTACCACTTCTGCTGGTGGCGGTTACGGTGCCCACCACTCGGTAGCGGGTGGCGCTGGCGCTTCAGGTGGTGGCGGTGGCGGTAGCCGTGGAGCGGGCGCAGGTGCGGGCGGTTCGGCTACGGGCGGTGGGTCGGCAGGTGGCGCTGGTGGTGGCACGGGATCGAACAACGGCGGTGGTGGTGGAGGTGGCGAAGGCGGTGTCGGTGCCGCTGGGACAAGCGCATCGGCTGGCACGGGCGGTGCTGGTGGCATCGGACAGGCACAAATGGGTATCACCGCTGCGACTGTCACCTACGGTGGCGGTGGCGGCGGAGGAGGTGGTACTGGCGGCATCAAGGGTGCGGGTGGTTCTAGCATCGGTGGCGATGGATCGAATGACGGCAACGAAGGCAAGGACGCCGTTCCCAACACGGGGTCAGGCGGCGGCGGGGCCAGAGGCGGCGGTGCGTCTGCCTCCGACCCTTCGGGCGGCGGCTCTGAGGGCATTGTGATTATCCGATACGAGGTGACAGTATGACGATAAACACCGCCGATCCCGCATACATCGTAGATGGTGTTCTCACCGATTCGGAGGCATGGGTCGCTTTACAAACAGACGTTCTGACAGGTGACGCCAACAGCGTTACTTGGACTTCCTCCACTGGTGCGAACGAGTGGTCGCAATACATGGATCTCGTCATAATCACCAACGCCAATAATGACTATCCGAGTGCTTCAGCGGCATACAACATTTTGGCTCGTTTCAATGATGATGCTTCTACGAATTATCCGTTCGAAAAGTATTACGACAGCGGTTCAGGTGACGCTCATGCACAGTGGTATGCGGGATACACAGGTGCTTACATAGGGGATGCTGTTTCTACTGGTGTCGGCGCTACCGAGTTTGGTGGAAGCACCACTCGTATTTCCGACATCAACTCTGGTAAATGGAAAAACGTTTTCACTCATCATGCCAATGCGACATCTAATGCTTCATATCAAACAGTGACGGGATCGGGGGTTGTGTGGACAGAAACCGCAGCCATCAACAAAATACAGATCTATGCGGATACTAGTGGCACTTACAACTTTATTGCCAATAGCCGTTTCGATTTGTGGGGCGTTCTCCCAAGGATGGTGGCCTAATGGCAATCATTGAGGCAATCGAAACGATCAACCTAGAAGCAAATGCGCTGGTGGCTACATTCAGTTCCATTGCAGGGTATGAACACTTGGAGTTGATTGTCTCTATGAGAGGTGGTCGTACAAACTCAACCACCTACACGCAAATGCTTCTGAACGCTGACACTGGCACCAACTACAGTGAGCGACGCATACACGCCTCTGGTGGCAATCTTTACGGTCAGAGTTATGTGGGAAATACCAAATGCTTTTCCTTTGAGAACTACACTCCAAGCCTGAAATATGGAGCAGCGGCACAGTATGGGTATGGAAGAATCACTATCTACGATTACTTGAACGCCAACAAGAACACAACAGTTTCCTCAGACTGGTTTGCACCTCTGAACTCGCCTCCTACTTATGGGAACTGTGACAGAACGGTACAAGTGTGGGATAACACGGCGGCTGTTACCTCTATCACAATACAGATGGATCTGGAAACAGCGACGGACCCTTACCCCACGGTGCGTGGGTCTACGATTACCCTCTACGGGATAAAGAGTTCATAATGGCAGTTTGGAATGTGGTAAACCACACAGAGTTGGGCGCAGGTAGCGCGACCATGATAGATGTGACGAGTATTTCCAGTAGTTACGATCATTTGTATCTGATGGGAAGCCTCAGGTCAGACAAGGCTGCCACTACAAGAACGAACGCTGAAATACGGTTCAATGGCGACACCGGCACCAACTACGACACAGTTCACATTTACAGCGGTGGCGGCAATGTTACTCCTACTGGCTACAAACAGAATGGGGTGGATTCGTTTGATGACATTGAGTGTGCCGCCGCTAGTTGTTTGGCAGACACGTTTTCTAGTTTTGAGATGTGGATTTACAACTACTCAAACACCACTCACATGAAACAATGCTTATTGCTTTCTTCAACTCCCGACAATGATGCCGCTGAACATAAGGGTGGTATCAAAGTAACGGCAGGTGTTTGGAGTAGCACAGCGGCGATAGATCGAATCAATATGTTTGTGGGTACCGACAACTTTGTTCAGTATTCAAGCCTGACAATCTACGGAATCAACGGAGCGGCATAATGGCAGAACCAAGATACAAGGTTGTGAACGGTGAGTACATAGAACTCAGCCAGTCCGAACTGGACGAGATGGCCGCACGGGGTGAGACTGCCGATCTGGACCTGCGTCATGTTAGGAGTCAGCGTGACGGCCAGTTGCGTGGCTCCGACTGGACGCAGGGCGCTGATACGCCATTGACCGCAGAGAAGGTGGCCGAATGGGCTACCTACCGTCAGGCTCTTCGGGACTACCCGGCCCAGTCCGACAAGGTTTCGACGTTACCAGACTGGCCCACACCGCCCGAATAGGAGTAAATAATGGCCGTACAGATTCAACTAAGACGAGGTACCGCAGCAGCGTGGACCTCGGCCAACCCAACCCTTGCCGTTGGCGAGTTGGTTATCGAAACTGATACCGATAAATACAAGATCGGTGATGGGTCAACCGCATGGACCTCCCTAGGCTACTCGTCACTGCCTAGTACTGCTATCAGCAATACAGTGGTTGATGCCAAGGGCGACATCATTGCTGCCACAGCCGCCGACACTGTAGCCAAACTAACGGTGGGCTCTAACGGTCAGGTACTGACTGCCGCCTCAGGCCAGAGCACAGGGCTCCAGTGGGCGACGATGACCCACACTGCCATTACCGTTGCTGATACTACCGATACAACTTGTTTCGTGGGCCTGTTTGAGTCGGCTACCGGTGATCTGGCCCCGAAGACTGATGCCGGGGCCACCTACAACGCTGGTACTGGGACGTTGACGGCGACTGCTTTCGCTGGTCCTTTGACTGGCAATGTCACCGGTAACGCTTCCGGCACGGCAGCGACCGTCACCGGTGCCGCCCAGTCGGCTATCACTTCTGTTGGCAACTTGACCGGGCTGACGGTTTCCGGGAACCTGACGGTGACCGGCACCACCACTAACCAACTGAATGTCACCACAGACGCCGATGCTATCGCTCCTGCTGTCGGAGATGAGAACAAGTATGTTCGGACAACGGGTACGGCGGTGGTTACTTTGCCGCAGAACTCCGCTCAGGCTTTTGCGGTCGGTACGACTATCTATTACGAACGGTACGGTACGGGAACGCTCACGTTCGTTGCCGGTACAGGGGTCACGGAACTTTCTTCTAAGGACGGTACGTTGACTTGCGGCGACCGGTATACAACTGTTGCGGCTGTCAAAACCGGCACTAACACATGGGCGCTAATCGGAAACATCGGTTAGCCCGATGTCCATGTTTCTCTCTGTAGTCGCCGGTCAGGGCGGCATCAAGGTTCCCGGCGCACCGGGCACCCTGTCGCTGTCAGCGGGGTCAAACTCTAACGAAGACATCAACCTGTCTTGGTCGGCACCATCCGACACGGGTGGTGGCATCATTTCTGGCTACAAGATCGAAATAAGCACCAATAGTGGTGGGTCTTGGTCAACGGAGGTGGCTGACACCAGTTCAACCGGCACCACTTACAGCGATACAGGGTTGACGGCCAATACCCGATACGACTATCGGGTATCGGCAATCAACGAGAAGGGTGCTGGTGCGGTAAGTAACGCTCCGAACCTGACGACTACCAACGTGATGATTGTTACATCGTCTGGAGCGACTGTTACGTCTTACAGCGGGTACAAGTCGTACAAGTTCACCGGTAGCGGTTCAATCACCATCGTATCCAACCCGGCTAGTGCGGCTGCCGATGTGATGATAGTCGCAGGCGGCGGTGGCTCATCGGCCATCAACACATCAAGCGGCTCAGGGGAGGCACCCGGTGCCGGTGGTGGCGGTGGCGTAAATGTGGTTACTGGATTCACCACAGGTACGGGAACATTCTCAATCGGCATCGGTGCAGGGGGAACTGGTTCCGGCAGTGGTAGTTCCACCACATTCACGGGGCAGACTAGCGCTGGTGGAGGCGGGGGTACCAACGCTTCCAGTAGCGGGAGACACGGCTCAGCGTATGGTGGCTCCGGCGGTGGTGGAAGCGGATACCGATTCGGTGCCTATGGCGGCGGCAACGGCAGGTCCGGTTACGGCGAGGGCGGCTATCAGGGTCACACCGGTTGCAACGGGTATTACTATAACTTCGCAGGCGGTGGCGGCGGTGGTGGTTCTACATCCCTAGGTGGCTCCTGCTCGGCCAACCTGAACAACTTGCACGGTGGGTCTGGCGGTGACGGACAAGACAACACTTACTTCGATGGAACGACCGACGAATACGGTGGCGGCGGTGGTGGCTCAAACTGGAACCTCCACGGAACAACAGAGTATCAGGCGTTGGGGAATGGCGGCGGTGGCAACGGCAGTAGGTATGCGGCGCTGACGGAAGGCACAAACGGGACTGCGAATACGGGCGGCGGCGCTGGTTCTCAGATAGGCAGCAATATGACCGGCGGCAGCGGCATAGTTATTGTTCGGATACCGAACTAAGGATGGCGCTCTGATGGCACATTTCGCAGAAGTCGATGAAAGCAACATTGTTATCAGAGTGCTTGTTGTTGGCGACGATAACGAACACCGTGGACAGGAGTTCCTAGCCGACGATCTTGGGTTCGGCGGCACTTGGATTCAGACTTCGTTCAACACCAGCAATGGTGTTCATGTGGACCCCTCACATCGGCTGCCCGATGGGGGAACTCCGCTGCGAGAGAACTACGCAAGTCCCGGTTGTGTGTACGACCCTGTTGGTGACAGATTTTCTCCACCACACCCTTACGCCTCATGGGTGTTGAATGAGGACTTTGAGTGGGAGCCGCCCACCCCCAACACAAACGATGGCTACCTCTGGGATGAGGAGACGACCTCATGGGTGACGCCACCTAGCCCGTTCCCGTCTTGGGTGTGGGACGCCGACGGCGGTCGCTGGGAAGCACCTACCCCGTATCCCAACGACGGCAAGTCATACGACTGGGACGAAGACACGACCTCATGGGTTGAGGTAGAATAGGGTCCTACATAGCATTTGAAGGGGGTGCCCGATGGGCCACCAAGAATCCCTACAAAGCGCTAAACAAAAGATTGACGAGGTTCTCAAAGACCTCCCCGGCTCCTCACCCAAGGCATCAGTAGGTAAACAGTTAAAGTCAACACAGTCCTTGCTTGAGAAGGCCAAGGACAACATCGCCTATGTGCTGGGCTTACCGGCTGCTATCACAGGGGCCTTCGGCTTCCTGTGGGACTCGTCTTCGGATGAGGCTGCCCTCCAGTATCAGGTTGACCAGTTAGAGGCCGCTGTAGCCGATCTGAAGGCCGAGGGGGACCTTCTGGGAGGGGGAGCCAAGAACTGGTCTCTGAGCCCCGCAGACGCCCCCGGTGGCTCTCTGACGGCAATCCTAGTGGCTATGGGTATCCTAGTAATACTGGGCTTGCTATTCTGGTATCAGAATAGGCGTAAGCAACGACAGTGAGGCGTTTCTCGGCGGTACTCACTGCCGGGGCACTCCTCTTTGCAGGGTGTTCTTCCGGCGGGGTTTCAGAAGAAGTTAGTACTACTACGCTCTTCCCAGCAGTGGTTGAGACCACTACTACCCCCCCTACGACGGCCCCAGATAGCCCTACCCCGTCTACCACCACCATACCCCCACCCCCTACCACCCCCATAGATAGCCCCACCCCGGAGCCCACCCCAGTTGGGCACGCTCTTTCGTTCACACCAGAGGTTGATTCCTTCTCCTTTGAGAACTTCGGTGGCGGCGAGGCCCCCGCTGACCTGACGGTAAACATGGCTCGTCGCCTGTATGGGGACGATCAGGTATGTTCTGAGGTGACGGACAACAGGTGTACTCCCTACCCTGTGATCCTCCAGTTGATTTCGCAGGCCAATAGGTCCATGCGTGGAGGGCTCTGCGAGGGCCTAGCCGTTCTCAGCCTCCGCTTGGCAGGCGACCTGAAGACGTTGGCGTCATTCCAAGGGACCGACACCGTAGCCCAGTTGGTGCAGGCCGACCCGGCGCTGCTGTCCGAGATTGCCTACTGGTATGTCACTCAGTTCGCTGTGGAGGTTCAGCAGGAGGCGTCCGCCTATCTGGAGATGTCCCCCAAACAACTGGCTGAAGTCCTGCTGTATGACTTCGCTGAGTCTGAGGCTGGTAACAACCACACCGGTTTCACTCTAGGCATCTACTCCGAGCACGGTGGACACGCTCTCACGCCGTACCGGGTGGTGCAGGTCCAGACCGGATACCGCATCTACGTTTACGACAGCAACTGGCCCACCTCAGAGCGATGGATAGACGTAGATGAGGACGGTTGGGTGTATGCCCTAGCAGCGACGAACCCCACCGAGGAAGCCTCAGCGTGGTCTGGTGGCACGGGCACTATGGAGTTGACCCCCATGAGTGTCCGTGGTGGTCCATTCACTTGTGGGTTCTGTCCACAGGAAGGGACGACCAAATCAGGAACCCTGCTTACGGTTGCCGCCTCTGGAAGCAAGCAAATGAGCCTCAAGATTGTCACGGAGAGTGGTCAAAGATTGGGGTATTACGACGGAGGCTTTGTCAATGAGATCCCCGGTGCCACCTACCGCTATCTGATCTCAGGGCCTTCAACGTCTGACCCGGTGCTGGTGTTCCTCCCACCGGACGTGGAGGCGTTCACCGCCGACGTTGAAGAGATTGACGTTCCCACCCCGGAGGAGGCAGTTGAAGAGGCACCCGAGGAAGCCACTCAGAAGTTCTCGTTGCTGGTTCTTAACGAAGAGAAGTCAGTTCAGATTGAAGCCACGGTGGTAGAGGCTCCGGTGGAAGAAGTCGCCGTGGAAGAAGAGGCTCAGTCCCTCCTCTCGTTCTCCGAGGAGGCAGTGGAGGTTGCGGAGATTGAGGAAGCCACGGTTGCCATTGCCATCGACGCTCTGGTGGTTGAAGTGGAACTGAATGAGGGGCAGCAGATCGAACTGGTGTTCGCAGAGGAGGTAAGTACCGACGAGCCTGAGATTCTGGAACTGTTTATTCAGGACGAGCAGGGAGAGGTTCTAGCCGAGGTTGGGATTGATGTATCTGTTTACCGTGTGGAAACAACCACCCCCACGGTGGATGCACCAGATAGCCCTATCCCAGAACCGGTAATACAGCCTGTCCAAATAGAGATCACCTACGACGAGGTGCTGGCAGAGGTGGTGCAGGAGGAAGAGGAGATCGAAGCATGGGTCGCTTCTGACGCCGAGTACTTCCAAGCCGTAGCCGAGGATCGCTTGGATGAGGTTCTCGGGGAAACGTATGTCGAAGAGATTGAGGAAATAGGTGACTGGGAACCGTTGGAGACGGACAATGACTTCGATTTGGTGGCGGTCATACTTAGCGTGGACGCTGAGTACTGGGAGGATGAACAGTGGGAAGAGGTGGCTTATGACGAGGAGTGGTTTGAGGCCGAGGAGGAGGAGTTCCTAGAGTTCTTCAACGAAGAAATAGAACTAGAGGAAGTCTTTGAGTTCGTAGAAGAGATGGGGATTGACGAGTACTGGGAGGAGGAAGAGTGGGAAGAAGAAGAGCCCTTCCCCACAACGTGGGAAGAGTGGGAGGAGGAGTTCTTAGAGGTAGATGAGGAAGAGTGGGAAGAAGAAGAGTGGGAAGAGGAGTTCTGGCTAGACACCGAGGAGGAATGGGATGACTGGGAAGAGGAGTTCTGGCCTGAAGATGCTGAGTGGTGTGACGATTGCGAGGAGGGTCCGTGGGAGGAGGATGAAGAAGGGCTAGGATGGGAGGAGCCTGAACTAGAGGAAGATCCCGAAACATATGAGGAAGACCCAGAAGAGGAAGAATGGCCCCCGGAAGAACCGGAGAGCCCTGCTGAAACTGAAGAAGACCCAGCGCCAGAACCGGAGGAAGAAGAACCTGAGCCGGAGGATAGCCCTGAGACAGAGGGCGATCCGTGGGAAGAACCCCCAGTGGAAGAGCCAGAGCCCAGTTGGGACCCCTACGAAGGATGTAGGGACACCTCGGCCTGTGCGGACGCCCCCGGCGGCTACGAAACGTGGGAAGACTACGACCAAGCCAACAACCCCGGCTACTACGAAGACTGGGGGGAAGTCCCCGAAGGATTCGTCAACTGGACGGGCTTTACGGAGGCTGTGGAATCGGGGGAAGTAAGCGCAGAGGTAGCCGAAGGGGAACTTCCCGACTTTGTACTAGAGGAAGAGATCGTGGTGGTGTACGTGGCACCGGTCTACGTACCGACCTACACGACGACGAATGCTGCCGTGGCATTGCAGGAAACGATCTCCACGTCCACATCCACCGCCCAGACGGGCACGGCGACCGCTGCCACCGAGTCGGGAATCCTGACCCACAACAGCAACGACGGACACTGGCACCTTGACACCACGACCGCTACAACGGTTACGACGACCCATGTTGATACGACCACTGTGGTGGCTCGTACAGGAACTGACTTTGTGTCCTGCATCTTCATAGATGGGACACAGAGTGGTTGCTCCACCCAGAGGACATGGAACGACAACGAAACAACGGCTACCGTTGGTGATCCTTACACGTCAGCGTCTACGACAACAGCGACCGTGAACACGGAAGAGGGCTGCGCTGAAGGTGGCTGGAGAGGCATGGGGGATTGGTGCATTGTGCAATCCCAGCACCGTAACGACCGAGACATGATTCAGTTTTCTTTGGACGAGATAACCAGTGTCCGTATCGACGCTGAAACAAATCTAACTCGTGCCCAGTTCGGTACAGCCAACGAGGCTGCCGACCCGTACATCTATCTAAATTACGACACGGACTCTGATGAGGGGGACCATTCGGGAGACGAAAGCGAGATCACGGTTGGCAACGCCATTGAAACGGACGACGATGGTGGGAACGACTGCGGGTACACTTGCGTCAACCCTCCCAGTAGTGCCGTGGATGTGGATGAAACTCCGACGATCACCTACTGCAACACCGGAGGGGCTTGCTCCAATGGCGTTCCAGTGATTGACAACGTAAGCGATCAGTGGGACAGCCGCATTGTCCGCACGGACATGGCTGTGGGCGACTATGTGGTGCAGGCTTCCGTCTACAACCAAACAAACAGCGGGTGGTACCGACTAACGATTGAAGAGGTTGAGTAATGGTAGAATAGAGGTAGAAGGAGAAGTGATGACTGTCTTAGTACATGAAACCTTTAAAGAAGGATGGCAAGACTCGTGGAAGGGCGACATCAAGAACGCCTATGTGAGTGGCGACTCGCTACGACTGATGTTCCGTGAGGGCAACCATTATGGATGCGCCCTCTACAAGGAGGTGCCTCCCTCCCGCCATGTGAAGGTGTCCTACATGGTCAGGGCGCTTGGCAACTGGAACTCCCACAGTACGGGAAAGACACTGGGATTTGCCGATCTGCGGTACAAGAACGCCAGAGGCCAATCCTACGGACATGGCAACAGGCAGCCCAACCCCGACGGCTTCTCGTTCCGCACATGGTTCGGCAAGACCAAAGATGGCTTCATGCCTATCGGTATGTATTTCTACCATCTGGGTCAGGGTCCAAAGTGGGGGGATTCCATCAAGGTCGGGCAACTCAAGATTGGCGGCAATGCCGTTCTCTTTGAGTGCGAAGCCGACTTCGATGAAGGTTTCATCCGTGCTCGGGTGGATGGCGGCGATTGGGTTCGCCACAACCTCGTAGTCACCGACAAGACCGCTGTCACATGGGCATGGTTGGATGCCTACTACGGCGGACCAGCCGTAGCCCCCGAAAACATGGCATGGGACATCTCTGACTACAAGTTGGAGAACCTCGGCGTTGATATTGCCGCCCCCGGCATCGACTGGGACGCTATCGCCCGGATGATTGCTGAGAAGGAAGCGGCTGCCAAGGAAACCGAGGAATCTGAAACTATTGTCGTTACCGCTCCCTCCGTATCAGATAGGTTGAGGGAACTGGCTGATGAGTTAGAGGTCACCTGATACACTGTTAATAGTCATATAAACCGTTCCAACGAAAGGGTATTACATGAACGCAGACAACATTCAACTCAACCCCCAGACGGTCATCAACGAACTTCAGAGCCGGTTGAACGCTTTGCAGGGTGAGAACGTCGTGCTGGCAGCGATGGTAACTGAACTTCGGGCCGTTCTGGCGGACGCACCCGAGGGCGCAACCGAGGAGGCAGTGGAGGATGGCGAGGAGTAACTTTGGAGCCCCGGGCAATGAGTTTGGAGTATATCCAGACAAGGGGTCTGGTTGGAGTAATCTAAATCCAGAGACACTACTTACTGCTCAAGAAGAAGCAGACCTGCTAAACTCAGGGATATCTGGTGGCACCACCTACACGTTCACACAGGATCAGGAAGAGGACATCCAACAGGCGCTTGGACGTGGCGAGGAAGCCCCTTCTGGGTACTTTGAGCCCCAGTTTCCTGCCAGCACAAGGGTGGAAGCCTACCGGTGGGTGCCTGACAACATGGGTGAACCCCATGGTCCCGGTTCTATCTGTGTTAAGTTCATAAAGCGTGGCGACCGGTATGTGTATCCCAATGTGCCCTATGGTACCTACAAGATATTTTCCACCCCCGGCACCTCAAAGGGTAAGTTCATTAACGATGCTCTCAACCATAGCGGTTACCACAGAGCGACTGACGAAGAGGTGGGGCTCTTCTTTAACGGATTCTGATGCCTGAGCCAGACGGACCACAGTTTGTTAGCCCCCGCCCCTCTGACTTTCCTTTCAAGTATGAAAGTCCGCCAGATCCCCCACCATTTGCACGCTCTACCAACGCACGTCCGTGGGGTAAGAGCCCCTACCTTGATGCTCTTGAACTGTCGGTATACGAGGAGTTTGGAGCGGCTACGCCCGAGGAACTAGAAACCATGCCCGCCGCTTGGATTAAGTACAGAGAGAGTGAACTATAATGCTTTACTGGGGATGGTTGGGGTCCATGGCTATACTATCTGTTATCTTGATGCTCACATGGTATGACTACTACAAATAAACTATTAGGATATAGTCCCCTAGTTATCGGCCTGCTGCTGCTACCGGTACTATCATTACTCCATGGTTGGTGGTTGTGGGTAGGGATGGTTGGGGTTGTTGTTAGTTGGTGGTTAGTTCTACGAGACACACTGGACATGGTGCAGGGGATTGGTCCCGTTTACTGGCTCACCAGACAGACAGACGTGAAGCGTTTAGGTCTCCAGAGGTCATTCATGCGTGAAACAGACTATCCTTGGAGGTCTGGTCGTGGAATACAGTGTATAGTTCCTTATCGTACATTCCAGATAGGTGTATGTAAGGCATCGAAGTACTATACACAGGAAGACGGGCTACTACATTCTCTAGTGGGTAGGAAACTACCTCAGAAACCAAAGGAGATCGGTGCATGGGATTGAAGTTCTGGGGAGACTCTAAAGAACACGCCGTTACTTCTCTGGATCGGCCATCAAGAATAACTAACATGAATACTCCTGATCTAAGGGACTGGATGGACCTAGAGATCATGCATCTGGGTCAAGCGTTCGATCAGTGGAGGTACCACAGCCACGGATCTGTGGAGGTTACCACTCGTCTGGACAATCTATCCATGATGTGGGATGAACTAGCGGAGCGTAAGTAGTGTCTGTACAGTTGGAGGAACAGGTCCTAGAGGAAGACGTTGCTGTAGAACTAGACGACATAGAACTGGACGAAGAGTCCTCTGAGTTCATAAGTGAACTGGTGAAGAAGTTGGTGGTATTCACTGAAGAGTTCTGTGCCGTTGAGTTCTTCCCCTACCAAGTGCCGATTGCCTACAGGTTTATTGAATCAGTTGTTATCGGAGATGGTGAAGAACTGACCTTGATTGCCACCAGACAGAGTGGTAAATCTGAAGTTCTGTCCAACATCATCGCAGCCATGATGGTCATCCTGCCCAAGTTGTCTAAGGTGTATCCCCTCTGGCTATCCAAGTTTAGCAAGGGATTTTGGGTAGGGGTGTTTGCGCCTACTGAGGATCAGGCAGACACAGTGTTTAGTCGTATCGTATCACGGTTGACCAGCGATCACGCCTTGGATTTCCTGCTGGACCCTGAGATTGATGATAAGGCGGCTTCTGGAGGTTCCCGTGGTAAGGGTAAAATTGTGACCCTGAAGAACTCGGGCTCCCTTTGTCGTATGCAGACCTGCAACCCGAAGGCCAAGATCGAATCTAAGACATACCATTACGCCGTCGTGGATGAGGCACAGGGGGCCGACGAGTTTATGATCACGAAGTCTATCAAGCCCATGCTTGCATTCAACAATGGGACTATCACACTAACGGGTACGGCTACTCGTAACAAATCGTATTTCTATAAGATGATCCAGTATAACAAGCGACGTGACGTAAACAAACGTAAAGCCCAGAGAGCGTCTCACTTTGAGTATGACTGGAAGGTAGCGGCTAAGTACAACGTCAACTACGGCAAGTTCATCAACAAGGAGAAGGTGCGTATTGGGGAGGACTCTGACGAGTTTCGCATGTCCTACCTCAATGAATGGATGCTTGAGAAGGGCATGTTCGTCACCTCTGAGAGGTTGGATAGTCTATATGACGCCTCCATGCCGCTGGTGCCTGAATGGTGGAGGACCCCCATTGTCATGGGGATCGACGTGGCCAGATCCAACGATTCGACAGTGGCTACAGCCGTGTGGGTTGACTGGGATCATCCTGACGGATTGGGTTTCTTTGAGCATCGTGTCCTGAATTGGCTGGAACTGCATGACACGGATTGGGAGTCCCAGTACTTCAAGATAGTGGATTTCGTGCGTAACTATGACGTTCTCCGTATAGGTATTGACGCCCAAGGTGTAGGAGGAGCCGTGTCAGAAAGACTAGCCCTGCTGCTGCCCGACATTGAGGTGCTGGCCCTGTCTTCAGATGCTAAAGCACAGAATGAGAGATGGGTACACCTCACAGAGTTAATACAGCGTAAGCAGTTGGTTATTCCGGGTCATTCAAAGGCGAGACGGACTAAGCGCTGGAGGAAGTTCAACCAGCAGATGGTTGACCTTGAACGGATCAATCGTGGCCCCTACCTGCTGGCTGAGGCCCCAGATGAGAGGGGTGCCTTTGATGACTACCCAGACAGCCTATCCATGGCTTGCTGTCTTACGGTACACGACATTATGCCTACAGTGTCCGTAGCAGAGAATCCGTTCTTTGTTTAGTGGTATCATATAGCAAGGTACCTACCCGTTATCCTCGGAGGATTTCATGGCGAACGTAATGAACCCCACAGTTGCACCAGCACCACTTTTTCCTGAGGTTGCGGGCAACGTCTTTGAGCGCACGATGGGCCCGGATATGCCCGGCCAGCGTGGTTCTCTCCGATTTGAGGAAGGTGTTGCGACTGATACCGATGTTCCAAACGACTTCGCTATTGGCGCATACGTCGACACCTCGTCGGTCCCGGGTCGCCCTAGCCACAACAACCCAGCGATGTTCTACAAGCCAGCCGAAGTCACGATGCAGGAGCGTGCCCATGTTGGCTCCGCTTCATGGATTGAGGCCCCGTCTGTGCTTGGAGAGTTCGTTCAGGGTGTCGTGGCTGGAGATGGTATGCCACAGTTTGAGCGTTCCTTCAACTCTGGCGCACACATGAATCGACCCAACGCCACGCGCGTTAACGACTAGTACCCCTACGTAGAGTAGCGGGCTAGACTCGTATGCCTTCAGACGACAGACGGCAAAAGAGACTCAAGGCAGACAATAAGTTAACTGTTCGTCAGGACGTTCCACGGTCTAAGAAGTCTCCTGAGTTTGATGTGGCAAAGAGTCGCTCTGCGGCAACGCGCAGGGCGTGGGAGAAAGACAATCCCGAGAGGTTTCAGACAGCACAAGACCTGTATAACACCTCCATGCCCATCCGACAGATTTACTGGGAGAAAGGGTGGGACAAGAAGTTACCAGCCAAGACCGTCCAAGACCCTGAGCATGGCTTACATGGGGACGCTAGCGCACCTGTGCCCAGTGTCATGGACCGGCAACTTCCGGGGTTTGAGGACCCGCAGGCTGCGAGTGAACCACGTCGTTGGGAAGACATTCCTCTTCGGCAGCAGATCAGCATCCAATCTCAGGTCATGGCTAAGACCGGGGCAAACATAAAGAGCATGACTCGTTCGTTGGGTTCCCAGATAGATCAGGCCTATTTCCGTGCGGATACGCAGGGTTTAACGCACCCCGTGGGTTCTGACTTCTATGATCCGCAGTCAGAGGTTGGCACAGCCATTGGTGAGGCTGCTAGTGAGTCAGGGGTGACTAACAACACGATGTTGAACATGATGGGGGTCACTTCTCCGAACGTCCTGTTTAGGGCGGAGGATGAAGTGAGTGGGGAGGTATCCTTCCCCAACCTAAGAGCGGGTGTGCGAGCGTCTGCTATGGAGCGGCGTAACCCAGACGTGGTTATCGGAGATCCTCAGAACCCAGCCCCACATGAGATGACGGACGCCTTTATCCAAGATGAAAACCTTGGGTCTGTAGGGTATCCTGCGAACATTCGTAAAGCGGCTACCCTTAGTCGGGCAGAGTATACAGAAGGACCAGAAGCAGCCGATCCAAAAGAGTTGTTTGTTACCAAGGGTGGTGACACTGGGGGAATGGGGCCTAAGACTGGACCGTTTGTCAACAGTTTCAGACCTTCGCACCCGGACTACATGGTTTCTGACATACATAGTGGCAGTGGGGCTATGGCACACCTCTCTAAGGTGAGTCCTAATCCTCCCGATGACAAGAACCCGGTAGAAGATGCCCTCAGCATCACCGGAATCCATAGTATGATTGACTACTCTATGAGGCAGGCAATGTCCGAGCGTGGTCTTCCGTCTATTCGTCAGGCACAAGCCGGTCAGTGGTCTGAAGAGCGGTACCAGTCGAAATCGGCAACGAAGAGGGAGCGCGCTACGGTGGATGCCCTCGGCCCGGAGAAGGCAGTGGTCCACCCTGACCAGTTCAGCCTATTCGACGCAGGCAGTTATTGATGACTGAGGCGTGGGGCATTGTCGTGGCAGCGCTGGTCACTGGCTCCTTCGGGGTGCTAGGCTTGTTCTTACGACGCTTTAGGGACGAGAACCATAGAGACCACGCTGTTGTGGCTAACAGTCTGAAAGGTCTCGTGAAGTCCATCGCAGATGTTAAGGTGTCTGTGGACAGTAATGGCGAAAGCCTCACCAAGCACCTAGACTGGCATGGTGAAGCAAAGACCCCCAGCAAGACCCCCAGCAAGAAGGCAACACGAAGGAAGCCTGCTTCAAAGCAATGAACGCTCCCTGAAGCGGGAGCGATGGTGTACCATAGGTAACACGATAAGGAGCATCTGACGTGACAGACGATCCCCCCACTGTGACACTAGTTGACGCTTTGGAGAAGCCTTTACGAAGTCCTCACCCTAAGCAGTGCCTGTTCGCAAGGGTTAGAGAGAGCCTGAGTCAAGAGGAGGTTGAGGCACTTGACCGGGCTTTAGACAAAGTACGCACAGACAAGAATAATGGACATAGGAAGGTGTACTCCTCCGCTTGGTTGTCCAGCGTACTTACTAGTCAGGGTTACCCCGTATCTTCAGCCACTATTCAGAGACATCTGCGTAACATATGTGGGTGCCTCTTGGAGGAGCACAATGAGTAACAGGGCTAAGTTATCTGAGAAGTTGGACCAAGCACCTCCCCGTCAGGCCCTAGGCAAGTTGGCAGCGCTACTAGATAGACACGATATTGATATTGATTCCATCGGGGACATTAAGAAGGTGTCCCTTTATCAGTCCCTAACGAAAGATGCTGACGGTGAGGCTCAGATACATGATCTGGTTGGTATTCAGATTTCTCCGTCGTGGGAAACAGGCCCGGAGTGGCCGGTCATCCAACCCGGTCCCTCGGTCAAACTTCCCAAGGTCACTACCACCAAGAAGGCCTCGGATCTGAGAAACTGTGTTGTTCTTCCTGATATGCAAATCGGTTACTTTAGGAACAAGGAAGGGGAACTCACTCCTACCCACGATGAAGTAGCCATCTCTTTGGCACTCAGTATCCTAAAGGATGTTAAGCCCGAGAGGGTGGTACTCGTAGGGGACAACTTGGACCTGCCAGAGTTAGGAAAGTACCGCCTATCTCCTGCATTCCAGCAAACAACTCAGGCCTCTATTGACAGGGCCACGGAGATTTGCGCTCAGGTGAGAGCCGCTGCTCCCCATGCTGAGATCACATGGTTGGCTGGCAACCACGAGGAGAGGCTGACCAACTTCATGTTGGACAACGCTGCCGCAGCCTTCGGTATACGGATTGGTTCGCGTCCCGACAGTTGGCCGGTGCTGAGTGTTCCCAGTCTGTGCAGGCTGGATGACTTTGACATTGAGTACCTTGCTGGCTATCCAGCCTCCTGTGTGTGGATCAACGAGCACATTAAGGTGATCCACGGTGATCTGGTCAGGTCTGGTGGGAGTACTGCCCACGCTTACCTGAAGAGGGAGAAGGTGTCCGTCCTGTATGGGCATATCCACCGCAGAGAGTGGGCGGAACAGACCCGTGAGGACTACGATGGTCCACGCACAGTGGTTGCCGCATCACCGGGATGTCTCGCTCGTATTGATGGTGCGGTGCCATCTACAAAGGGCGGCACCGATCTGGATGGCAGGCCATTGAAGCGCTATGAAGACTGGCAGCAGGGCCTATGTGTTGTTCAGTATGAACCGGGAGACGGGAAGTTCAATTTGGAAATGGTCACCATACGGAATGGCTGGGCCATGTACCGAGGAAAGTCGTATTCGCAATAGAAGGGTCATACATCGGGTATACTATGCTAGGCTGGAGTATATCCTAACGGCCACTCCCAAATCCCCCAATCAAAGGATTATCTATGTTCAATAAGGACTTGCTTGAGCGAGTCGCTGCCACCTTTGGGCAGGCTGCTATTGGTGCCGTTGGTACCAACAGCGTTCTTGACCTAGGCGTCGACAACTGGAAGATGGTTCTCAGTGCCGGTGTAGCCGCAGCGCTGTCGGTTTTGAAGGGTGCATTTGCTGCCAAGGTTGGCACCAAGGGTACCGCCTCGCTAGTTGACTGAAACCAGTCATAAACTGGTGTATAGTAGTTACTACTAACTTACGTTACAGGGTGTGATTTATGGCTGTTGATTTCTGGTCCCCGTCTTATCGGGCGTCTGCCAGTGATCTCACCGTTGCAATATCACCCCTCGGCCTAGTTGAACTAGCCGATGAGGAGTTTGAGGTCCACGGACCACGTCTGAACCGATATTCGGCAGCGTGGGCGTGGTACCTCGGGCATCACTGGGCATACCGACGAGAGTTTGGTGAGTCCCAGTTCTATTTGAACTATGTCCGCACGATGTCGGACTACATCACTAACTTCTGCTTTGGCAAGGGGGTACAGTTCCGCACCCCTGAACAGAACAACGCTATCATTCCACACCTGCTAAACAAGGTTTGGGGACAGCACAACAACAAGGAACACGTGCTATGGGAGATGGGCCAGTTGGCCTCCGTGACAGGGGATTGCTTTGTCAAGGTGGCCTATGAGGAGCCCTACGTGGACCCCATTGGGATTCCTATTGCGGGTAAGATACGCATTCTCCCCCTCAACCCAGCCCACTGTTTCCCTGAGTACCATCCCCATGACAGGACTAGGCTTCTTCGGTTCAAGTTGAAGTACCGGTTCTGGGGCACAGCCTCAGAGGGCACTCGTCAGGTGTACACCTTCACTGAAATAATCACTGATGATACAGTGGAGCAGTACATCAACGATGAGTTGGTGGACACCTACCCCAACGCTATCGGGCACATACCCATCGTTCACATTCCTAACACCACAATCTCCTCATCTCCTTGGGGACAAAGCGACATCTGGGACATCATTCCTCTCAACCGAGAGTTGAACGAGAAGATGGCAGAGGTGTCGGACATCATCAACTACCACGCTGCCCCGGTGACCATCATCACCGGAGCCAAGGCGAGTCAGTTGGAAAGAGGTCCTAAGAAGGTTTGGGCTGGGTTGCCCAAGGATAGCAACGTCTTCAACCTTGAATCCCGAGGGGAGATGGCAGGTGCGCTTGAGTTCATTTCTGTGATTAAGCGCACGATGCACGAACTTACCGGTGTGCCTGAAACTGCACTTGGACAGACCCAGCCCATTTCCAATACCAGCGGTGTTGCTTTGGCTATTCAGTATCAGCCAATGATGAACCGTTATAGTATGAAGAAGGTACACTTTACTAGGGGGCTTGAAAGGGTAAACGAGATCGTGATACGAACGGCAGCCGTATTCCAGCCCCATTTGCTGGTATACGATCCATCTGTCTCAGGCCAGCCGGAGAAGGACAACGCTATTGAACTGGACCCCACTGACCCGCTCACTTACCAGACCACCTGCCACTGGCCAGATCCGCTGCCAGTAGACGTGCTTATCACACTCAATGAGGTTCAGGCCAAGTTGGCTCTTGGCCTTGAGTCCAAGCGTGGCGCTCTCAAACTACTCGGGGAAGAGTTCCCGAATGAGAAGATGTCTGAGGTCTTTGAGGAACAGATGGATGACGCTCTGGATCAGGGATCGCTGGAAATGTTCAACGCACAGGTCCAGCAGGCCATCTTCGCCGCCACCGGACTGCTCCCACCTGAGGGAGCCGCTCCTGTTGGTAACGACTCTTCTGAGTCAGGCTCAGAGGGCGGGGGAATCCTTCCGGGGGTCCCCGCTGTAGGGGCAGACGCAGGTATGTTAGACAACTTGATCCAAAGGGCATACGGTGCGAGGTTCGCCCAGCGTCGTGTTCCCGAAGAAGAATAACCAATAAGTTTAACTAATCAAGACCAAATAAGCCAAACTAGGTAAGGAAACAGCCATGGCAGACAGTAACTCTGGCGGTAAGACGCCTGATGCAGTAGTGCTACCTCCAACTGTGGAGAAAGCATCCGACAAGACAGATATGACCGAAGCAGCATTTGACATCGGTTCTGAGGATTCTTCTCCCAGCAGAACCTTCTCTGAAGATGACGTAGAGCGTATTCGTACTCAGGAGAAGGACAAGATGTACAAGCGTCTTGAAGACTCAGATCACAGGGTCAAGGCTCTGGAGGAACAGTTGTCCACTCTTTCTACGGAGAGTGAAGAGACCAAGACCGAGGCTGCACGGCTGGCTAAGGCCGAGTCTGACGCTATCAGGAAGCGCGAAGATGAAGAACTGAGCGCCAAGGAACTCATCACCAAGCGTGAGACTGAGTTCGATGAGAAACTCAAGGTCGTGGAAACAGAATGGGAGGGACGCCTCGCCAAGATCGAAGAGGAGCGTGCCACTCAGGATGCGATGCTTGAAAAGGAGCGTAGTTTCCGTGAACTGGAGGTCTACCTTCAGCGACGTATGACCGAGGAGGGGGAATATATTATTCCCGAACTCCGTGATTTGATCTCCGGCACCACGGAAGAGGAGATCGAAAATTCTATTGCGGTACTTAAGGAACGCAGTAGTGCTATACTGGAGTCAATCCAGCAGTCCACTCATACGAGTGGATTGAGGGGGTCGCCGGTAACGGCTCCCCCTGTCGGGCCAATGGACACTCAGATGGATCAGCAGACACTAACAGCGGAGGACATCCGCGATATGCCGATGGAACAGTACATGCAAATGCGGGACAGGCTCCTAAAGGCGCGACCCTCACAAGGTCGCTTTTAACAACATAACCCCATAGTCCCCTAACGGAGGAACACCTAATGGCCCTACCTGCGCCTTCGGGTGGTTCGATTACGACGGCTGCTGACCAGTCGTCGCTAACCGGCTACTCGTCAGACACAGCGCTGACCCCAGCGATACAGACTATCTGGAGCAAGGAAATCTTGTTTCAGGCTATGCCTGTACTTCGCTTTGAGCAGTTCGCTGTCAAGAAGACGGAACTTGGCGTTATGCCGGGTCTCACCGTCAACTTCATGCGTTACACCAACCTCGGAGTCGACCAGAGCACTGGTGCGACACTGACTGAGGGTACCCGTATGGAGCCCACAGCACTCTCGGCTAGCCAGATCCAGATCACGGTCTCTGAACGTGGTCAGGCTATCTCGGTTACTGAGTTGCTCCTCAACGCTTCTTTCGATGACGTTATGGCGTCGTCGTCCCGTCTCCTTGGCCGTCACATGGCACAGTCGATGGATATTGAGGCACGTAACACCCTGTACAAGGCTGGTGTCCCGTTCGGTGGAGGTGCGGCGGTTGCTCCGTCGATCACCTTCGGTCGGATGAAGGCTTCAGGCGCTCGTACCACGGTTTCACCATACGATGGCGGCACCATTGGTACAGTGGGTGCTCCGGGCTACCTCTCACCCACAACCATCAAGGATGCGGTTGAGACACTGGCTGCGGAGAACATTCCGCGACTGGGTGACACCTACGTGTGCTTCGTTCACCCGTCGCAGAGCCGCTCACTGCGTGACTGGCCCGAGTTCATTGAGGTCACGAAGTACGCCGCTCCCGGCAACTTCATGCTCGGTGAAATCGGTCGCCTGTACGACGTGGTCTTCATTGAGACCACTCAGGTCACACAGGGTCTGACAACCCCGCTTGCAGCGATTACTGGGTTGGATGACGACGGCAGTACTGCCGGTGTCCAGCCAAACGCCCTCGCCTACAACGCCATTATGATCGGTGACAATGCCTTCGGGCAGGCCATCGCTCTTCCGGTGGAGTTGCGCGACGGTGGCGTGATCGACTTCGGTCGTGAGCACGGCCTCGCATGGTACGCCATCTGGGGATTTGGTGTAATAACCAGCGAATCACGAGTCATCATCAACACCCTTGGTGGTGCCATCGCCTAGTCTAGGTAGCGGCGATGGTGTAATATGGTGTTGCGGGGGGTAGAGGCCTACGAGCCTCTCCCCCTCGCCGCCTATAAGCCCCTAACGGAAAGAATAGGAATAGATCAACATGGCAGAAGAAACTGAAGTAGAAGAAGTAGAAGAAGTAGAAGTAGCACCAGCCCCGGCTAGTAAGCCAGTGGCTAAAAAGGCTCCCGCTAAGAAGAAGGCTCCAGTAGTTGAGGAGCCAACGGCAGAGGTGGTTGAGGAACCCATTACTGTCGTTCCTGAAACCAAGCGTGGTCGTATCAAGGGCACTTGGAGAATGTATTTCAACGGCCAGCCTTGGGACTTTGTTGACGGGGATCACTATGACCTACCACAGGATCTGTATAACTACCTGCTTGCGAGCGGCAATATCTACGACACTCTGAGGTAGCGCATGTCCTTTACGGTCCCCAATCGCCCGGACACCGGGATAGAACCAGATCAGGCAGAACCGGACAAGGGCGACTTCCAGAGCCTTGGTTACCGCAAGTCAGGTGTTCTGACCGGAGGAGCCGTAGCCAGAACGGCTGCCAACACAGTATCTGTTGGGGCCATTACTGGTTATCTAAATGGTGAGTACTTTAGTCTGTCTACTGACACCTCTATTAGTATCTCTGCACCCTCATCAGGTAGCAACGCAAAGTTTGTTCTGATTCTGGTAAAGAAGGCAGGTGGTGTGTTTAGTGCCACCGCCATTGAGGGCACCACGGTCAATGGTGGAGAGAGCGCATCAAACGCTCTTTATCCTGACTTCGATTCCACCACGCACATGCTGGTGGCTGCGGTGTACTACAACATAGGCGACACCGACGTTGACGGCACCTCTGTCGTAGACAAGCGAGTGTTTGTCATGCCGCAGGCCAACCCAACTGCGGTCTCGTCTGCGCCGGGGTCCACCGATGGCGCTATCGGTGAGATCAGGATTGATTCCAGCATCACACCCGCTGACGGTCAGTCCATTGTGTGGATCAAGACCGCTGCCGCTGTATGGACCAATCTAGGTCAGTATTCCTCCACAGCCGCTGCCGCTGGGGCCACAGGAGGTCAGGGGAACCAAGGTACACAGGGTACCACGGGACTCATAGGGCCCACAGGACTCACAGGCCCAATGGGTCCCATAGGCCCCACAGGTCCCACGGGTCCCGGTGGTCCCGGTGGGGGGTCGACTTCCTACACCCATCCATCACAGACGTTGACGCTGTCGGGGGCTGTTACGGGGACGGTGAACTTCACCGACGGAGCAATCCCGACTATGACCACCGCTCTAACTGGAGGGACTACCTACTCCTTTAAGACCACGGCTGGTGGTCCGAACCCGCAGACTGCCATCGGCAATGACGGTCTGGTGTCGTTCATCGGTGGTACCGAAATGGTGGTTACCCAGTCGGGGAGCACCTTCACCTTTAACTACGTTGGTACTACCTCTTCTGAGTACGTGTCTACCACTAAGACAACTACCCAAACCCTGATAGGGGGGTTGTACACGCAACACCTCATCCCAAGTGCCTCTGGGGCCTATATCATAGGTTCTCCTTGGTTTAAATACGCTGCCGGATACTTCTCGGGTGCTGTGTACGCAGGCTCTCACGTCGTCTCCTCGGATCGGTCGTTGAAGCAGTCCTTTGGGACATCCCCCGGCTTGGCCTTTATCAACGCTCTGGAGCCACTATCCTTTGAGTACAAAGAGGCTCCCGGCGAGACTCATTGGGGACTGGTTGCTCAAGATGTGGAGACTGTCTGCGACATTCAGGGGATTCCACCAGTAGTGGTACACGACCAGCCCGAAACTGGAAATAAACATCTAAATTACATGGAGTTCACGGCCCCCATCGTCAAGGCCATTCAGGAACTGACTGAACGGTTGGAGGCCATTGAGAATGGCTGACCTTCCCACTCCAACGTCTGAGCCTTATACCAACATCATTGCGGTTAGGCGGCACATGCCTGCACGTATCAGTGATGTGTTCCCTGCTGTGAACCAGCCGGGGCAGGACTCAGTACCCGGAACAGACTCCGCCCAGTAGTAGTACAATATAGACATGGCGGCTCTAACCGACGTTGAAACTACCGCACGTAACTACCTTAGGGACTTCCCACGGTTCTTCCAGTTAGACTTCGCTGCCGTAGGTAGAACCTATGACCTAGGGCACCCTAACATTGACTCCACTAAACTATGGGTAGCAACTTATGTCAGTAGTACGACCACGGAACTTACTAGTAGCCAGTATGATGTTGATGACCGTAATGGGCTCATACGCTTGGCTACGACACCTTCGGCTGGTACGACGCTTCTTGTAGAGGGCTACCACTTTGAGTGGTTACTTCCCGCAGACCTGACCTTCTACGCCAAACTGGCCCTGAACCAGCACATGCACACGCTGGACATGGACAGGGAGCAGTTGTCGGCGGTAGTCAAGGACGTTATAGGTATTGACGCCATGATTGAGGCCCTCTGGGGACTTATGACGGAGTACAGCAGGGACATTGACATCACTACGTCTGAGGCTGTTCACATCCCTGCCAGCCAGCGCTTTCGTATGATCCAGCAGTTGCTACAGTACTGGACCCCAGAGTACGAGAAGAAGGCCCGAGCCCTTAACATAGGTCTGGACCGTATTGAAGTCTTCAACCTGAGGCGCACCTCTCGCACCACCAACAGGCTGGTACCAGTCCAGAAGTCCCGTGAGTTGGGCGACTACGGCCCGATTGAGAGGATCTACTCACCGATTGACGACGGGGAGATCGTGATTGCTGAGGAGCAGGACGAACTACGCACCGATGTGTTCATCGACGGTGATCCACCTGAAGGGTACGTATCTGGCGTTAGGTATCTGTAGTGGTAAACATTCGTAGGGAACTGGACCATATCTCGGATAACTATCGAAGGTACCACCGAGAGACCGGTGAAACCATCGTGTGGTATGAGATTCAGCCTTTCGGTAGTAACGCTTCCACGGATAGCCTCTACGACGACGTTTACGACGAGGGTCTTCTAGCGACTGGTGGTCTGAGGTACAAGACCGGAGTAATCATTCCGGTGTTGCAGATTCAGGAGACCGAGGACACCAAGACTGCCACCGCTGATGGTCGGCATGTCGTACAAACTATCAGTGGTTCGACTTCTGTAAAGGATATGGTCGACGCAGGTATTGGTGACGTGTCTGAGTACCGTAACCACCTAAATGATATGTTCTTTTATGATGGCAGGTACTACTCTGTTACCACCTACCGTGTGCGTGGACGTGCTAGGGAGAATGTCCTCGTGGTGTTTGAGGGAATTGAGAAGTATTTGGATCAGGAGTTCGTGAATGATCCCGGCCCGCCTGCTCTAGCCTTTGTAGACTACGGATGGCCCGCAACTCTCCCGTCCTAAATGGTGTATCATTAGAACAAGATCCTAATGAGCGTTAGGATCTCTCAACTGCCCAGAGGAACGCTAGGAGAGCGTATGGCCACAGAGCCAAAGATTCACGACGCCACCGCTTCCTCTGACGAAGACTACCTAGGCTTCTTTAGTTCAGGCATTCCCGCTCAGATTTCGCATGGTAATAGACTGTACCTTCAGTTGGCAGACCTTACGGAGATCGCCGTTAACAAGGCCCTACAGACTCATGTGGACAAGTCACGTACTAAGTTGGAGAGGGACAAGGAGTACGCTCCGCTAGCCCCGTACTACGACGTACGGCAGGTGGAGGACTCAGACGACTTGTTTGAGTTTGGTCTGTATGATGTACCCCGTAGTCACCAGCCACTGGCCAAGGCTTTGGAGTTTGGTGCTAACAGTATTCCCCCTAGGGCCTTTCTTAGGCGCAACTTGCTCAAGGAAGCCAAGACCCTGTCCAAAGATATAAGTCGGGAACTGAACCGACTCATGGGTGAGGTTGTCACAGATGACTGACCGCACCGGGTTCCTACTGGCAGAGGATCAGGCCCTCAAGGTTAAGTTCAGTGGCATCCAGTTGTCTGACGATAGAGACGCCACTCGTGATGTTCAAGTGTTCTTTCGTTATCCAGAGGGAGAAACCGAGAAGAAGTATCCGTTCATAACAATTGAACTACTGGACATCAACCATGCTACTAACAGGCAGCACTCTGAGCAGAGGATCTATGCCTTCCGAGGCACAGCCCCGACGGGGCAGGCTGATGGCCACTATGCTACCGCAGGTTCCTCAAAGTCGTTTACTTACTGGCCGGATACCACCGATGATGTAACCACTCTAACTGGTTTTTCAGGCTCCTCGTCCTCACCCTTCGTGAGTGCCATGGAGCATGTTCCAGTAGACCTGCTCTATCAGGTCACCACTTTCACCCGGTCGGTCATCCACGACCGGTACTTGCAAGCACACATACTGACCAAGATAGCCCCGTTTCGACAGGGGTACTTGTCCGTAGGTGCCGATTCAACTGATAGGCACATGGACCTGCTGGATTGGCGGGGTGCAGATATGCTGGATGAGGAAGCAGGATTTAAGAAGAGGATATTCCGTAAGGTATATACTCTATCTGTGACATCAGAGATCCCAGCCACCAATCTAGTCGGGCTCTATCAGGTTGCTCGTACCGAAGATGGGTACGCAGCAGGTAGCACAACCTTTAAGGATAAAATCACGCTGGATGTTCTAGCGTGAAACCCGTAACCCACTGTATTAAGGAGAAGTCATAATGGCATCGTATACCCGACCCGGTGTGTACGTTAACGAGTCGGCTTTAAAGCCAGTCGTTACCAATCGTCCCGGTCGCACCACCGCTTCTTTCGTGGGAAAGTCCACGAGAGGTCCCATAGGTAAGCCCATACTGATTCAGTCATGGGGAACCTTCACCGCTACGTTCGGTGACATCAATCCATTGTACGAACTGGGGCATACTCTTTACCAGTTCTTTGCCAACGGAGGCACTGAGTGTTACGTTGTTCGTACGCTTACCACCAGCACTGCGGCAAATACTGATTCAACCCTTGCGCTGGTCCATGACACCAACAAGAACTTGTTTACTGCCACGTCTAAGTTGGCTGGTGTCGATGGAGACAACATCACCATTGAAGCCACCAAGAACGAAAATAACGACACATCTGCTACTGGTGGTGGTACTGGTATCTTGGACATCGTCATTAAGTACAAGGGTGTGACCAAGGAAACCTACGTTGGTCTGACATTTGCCAACGCCACTGGTGACACTTCGGCCACAATAAAGATTAATGACGCTGTGTCTGGCTCTCAGTACATCACAGTGTCCTCACAGGTCACCAACAACCATGCTTCTGGCGAGCAGTTCAATACCTCGTTCGCTACCGCCGTTACCTTCACCTTGACTGGTGGAGCCACAGGCGGGCAGTCTGAGAAGGCCACTGGCAATGTACAAGGTGCCACCGCTGGAGTTGCTGCTAACCACTTCCTCCTGACCGCTGAGAACGAGGGCGCTTGGGCTGATGGTCTAACCGCTGATATCACTGCTGGTCTTGAGGCAGCATCGACAACCTCCTATGGTACCTTCGATATGGTTATCAAGTTGGATGGTGGAGAGAAGGAGCGTTGGACTGAGGTGTCCCTTGACGCCACCCACAATCGCTACGTGCTCACCCTCTTGAACAACTATTCGGATTACGTCAGGGTGTCCAACGTGGCTACCCCAACCAAGGCTGCAAACACGTCGGTTACTTCCGGTACGTACTCCTTGGTGGGAGGCTCAGATGGGACTGCGGTGATTGCAAGTGACTACACCACCGCCTTGGCTTACTTGGATCAGGTGACTGGCGACCTGCTGATCAATCTTCCGGGGGTGTCGTCCTCTTCCGAGGTGAACAGCGCTCTGGCGTATGCTTCAACTCGTGGTACCGGGTTCGTTATTATCGACCCCGACCCCACCGCCACCACTGCCGCAGCAGCGGTGACCGTAGTGTCTCCATACTCTAACAGCGGTTATGGCGCAGTCTACTACCCAGCAGTGACCGCAGCGGACCCGACTAAGACGGGCCCTGCATCTCTACGCACCTCAGCGGTAGGTGGTGCTGTTATGGCTATCTACGCTAAGGCAGAGAGGCTCAAGTCTGTGGCTCAGGCACCCGCAGGGTTTAACTACGACTTGGCCAACGTCTTTGGTCTGGTTGCAACCTACACCGAGGCCGAGGAAGGTACCCTGTACTCTGCGGGGATCAACCCCATCCGCTTGGTCCCGGGAACCGGGGCCATCCTGAATGGTACTCGCACTCTGGCACCAACCTCTCCTGCACGATACATTCCTATTCGTAGGACCTTGAACTTCGTGAAGGCTCGGATGAAGGAGATCACCAAGTTTGCGGTCTTTGAGCCCAACGACTCTAATCTGAGGGAGCGAATTACTCAGGTAGTTACCAATGAACTCCGTGGCCTATGGGGCAAGGGCGGGCTCAAGGGAGGTACCAGCGATTTGGCGTTCTACGTTACCTGCGATGGGACCAACAACACAGATAGCACCGTTGCTAACGGTGAAATACACGTTGAGGTGGGGCTGGCTCTACAGTACCCCGCTGAGTTCGTGATAATCAATGTCAGTCAGTGGACTGGCGGCTCCAACGCAGTCGACACCCTTTAGGAAGGACTAAGTAAATGACAGTATCCGCACAAACACTGAGGACTGACCCCCTTAGGAACTTTAAGTTCAAGGTGGCTATCTATCCTCAAGACACCGAGTTGAACACAATGGCTGATGGTCTTTCCAATCTGGGCTTTGCCCAGATGTCAGGTATAGCCGTCACCAACGAGGTCATCCCGTACAGGGAAGGTGGGATGAACACCCACCCGCATAAGATGGTAGGACAGTCGGACTTTGCTCCGGTGTCGCTGGCACGAGGTGTGTTCGCCAATCAGGACCAGTTGTACAAGTGGCAACAGTTCATCCATGCTTGGCAGGGAGGACTCTCTGTACTCGGATCTAAGGGTAACGGTGACGGTTCGGATAAGGGCACGGACGTATCGGATTATCGCTGCACTGTAGCGGTTACAGTGTTTGACCATCCGGTTACCTCCAGCGACAACAACTACCAGTACGACGTGGACCCGAGTGCCAACACCACAGTGATTCTGCCTAGGCGCTTGCAGGTGGTGCTCTACAACGCTTGGCCCGGGTCGTTCTCCATCAGTGATCTCAACGCTGGTGACAACGGCATCCTGATCCAGCAGTTGCAGTTGCACCATGAGGGCTTTGAAATCAGATGGGGGTCAGATATTACGACCCTGCCCTAAACTAACCCAGCATAACTAGGATACTAGGAGACTCTAATGAGTATGAACCTTGCAGAAGACGCAGCATCATTTAACGAAGCCATACAAGACCCACCCCCAGAGGTGGGTAAGGCTGCTCCAACAACAGTAAACCTAATGCGGGGTCTTGTGGACCCGGAGACAGGCGAGTGGCAGAGCGTGGCAACAGTAGTGGAGATGACTGGAGAAGACGAGGAAGCATTGGACCGAATCGCAACTAAGGACGACATTTCCTACGCTGAATATACCTCGGCGCTTCTGAGGCGTTCGGTCACGTCTATCGGTAATATCCGAGTTTCGTCAGATCCATCTGTGTTGGACAACCTTATTATTGGTGATAGGGATCTCCTGTTCCTTGGGATCATCCGTGCAACCTACGGAAATATCAGGGACTTCAGTTTGATATGTCCTAGTTGTAAGGAATCCAACGAGGTCAAGGTCAACTTGGACACGGACTTTGAGATAGAAGAGCCAAAGGGAGACGCCCGTTCTACTAGGGAAATAACCCTAAAGGATGGTTCCGTGGTAAGCATTAAGTACCTGACAGGCAAGGACGCCAAGGCCGTGGCCTCTGCGGGAGACACTACTGCGGTACAGAACACGGAGATCGTCACGCAGAGTGTCGTATGGGATGATGATCGGTCCATTCAGGTACGTAGGGCATGGTCAAAGGGTCTATCCCTAGCAGACCGCAAGACCATTGTCCGAGCCGTGCTGGATGACCAGCCCGGCCCGAGACTGGAGGAGGTGAATGCCCCGTGCGCCTACTGTAGTGAAGACATCACTATGGTACTTGACTGGGTGTCCCTTTTACTCGGTTAACTTGACTCACGTTTATTGGAACTACGATGCTATTGCCCAAGGTTACCCCGGATACACGCTCTCGGACATCCGTAGGATGTCTGTACGACAGCGTTCGTTCTGGGCCGCCATGGCAAAGTGGCGTAGTTAGTTCTGGAGTGAACCATGCCTAAAGACGAGGAAAAGATATCTGAATCCGAAGATCAGAGTATGGCGGCCTTTGCTACGTTCAAGGGTAGGTTCAAGACTGACATACAGGCCATCAAGAAGATGGACTCATCGTTCGGCAGCCTTGCCAAGTCTTTGCGAGAGGTAAACGCTGAACTAGGCAAGATGATAGACCGTGGTCGTGACGCTCAGATTTCGTTGCAGGGAGTGGCCCAGTCCTCGGCCTCCGGGTCGGGCAGCGCACCAGTTCACGATGTTGGTAGCAGTACCACTGCCGGTGGTATTAAAACCACCACCGCTCCCCTGTCCAGCGGAACATGGGGCAAGTTCACTAACATGCTTGCTGGAGCCACTGGCCAAACTGGCGAGAAGAATGCTTTCGGAGGAAGGACTGCGTGGGGTGCTGTAGGTCAAGCCGTTATGCAGCAGATGACTGCTGGTATTAACTGGGCTGGGGCACGGTCTCAAGGGGCAGCACCCTACATGCTAACTGCTGACCGTACAGGTATGCTCTATCGTCAGATGTATGGTGGCACACAGTTGCAGTACCAGAATAAGTATCGTGCTCCCCTGACGGGTCCTCGGTCGGACCCACTGCTATTGGGGAACGGTGGAGTTGAGTCGATGCTGGCGTTGCAAGCAACCACCGGACTCAACGCCACCCAGATGGCTCAGGGGGTTCAAGGCATGAGGGTGTCCTCTGGGTTTGGCTACTCAACGGGAGCCGCCAACGCCATGATCGGTGCTCTGGCAGCACCCGGGTCCTCCAACCTTATGACGATTATGACAGGAATGGGTTTGTACGGCCCGGGTGGTAAGGCTAACGATCCGATGGACGTGATCAGAAACACCGTCCAACGCATGGGCCTGACCAGTCAGCGGATGGTACAGGGAGCCTTCCAGCCCGGGTCCATGACTAGGGCAAACCTGAGCCGCTCTGGCCTGCCAGAGGACATGCAGAACATGGTACTTCAGTACGCCCAGCAGAATCTGGAGTACCGCAGTAAGGGCGGTGAAGGTATGTACGATCCGGCTAAACGGGAGCACCGCCAACGAATGGGTGTAGAGGAGGGATACGCCACTGAGTTTGAGCGTACACGGGTTGAAGAGACCCGACGGGAGGAGCGGTTCTATAATCGTCAGGTTGACAACTACGACCGTATGGAGCACAACACTCAGGCACTGATCAGGGTGGCTTCGGCCATTGAGGATCGCTTTAGTACCTTAGTCGGTGCCAAGATAAGTGCTACAAACAATCCTTGGCTGCGTGGTGCGGGTCAGGCAGCCTCGGTACTGGGACCTACATTGCTGGGGATTGGGGCGGGTGCAACCGCCCTAGGTATGGCCACCACCGCCACTGGCGTCGGTGCCCCGATAGGTATGGGTTTGATGGCCGTTGGTGGCCTGCTGACAGCGATGTCAGGAGACCCCGATGACGTGATACAGCCCGGCATGGAAGCAGGGTTCTCAGGAAACCTACGAGCAATGGCCACGGCGGCGGAGAAGGAGGGCCATGTACTAAGTCTGACAAGTGGGGTCCGAACTGAGGCAGACCAGAAGGCACTGTTCTTGGATAGACACGACGAGGACCCCAATGGTAATAGGGTGTATAACGGAAAGACGTACAGTCTCAACGCCGCTGGTCGTGCTAAGGGTTACGCCGCTCCCCCGGGACATTCCCTACACCAGTTGGGTATGGCCGCTGATCTGGGACCACGGTCAGCGTGGACATGGATAGGTGCAAATGCTTCACGCTTCGGGCTACGTGTGGCTGAGGGTGAGCCATGGCATGTAGCCCGCATTGGTGCCAAGGCACCGGTCGGTACCAAGTTCGGCACTTCAGGCCATAGGGCTAGTGCCAGTAGCACTACGGCACCACGTTCTGACGCCATGATCTATCCCCACGGCTTGTCTGTTCCAGACACCCAAACAGCCATGCGTGCTTCTCACCCGTCAGCGAACCTGATGACGGGAGACGGTGAGTCTGGGGGCTCTGTCATCACCATTTCTCCCACGATACACCTAACAGGAACTGGCTCTTCTGCTGCTGACGCCCAGACCCTCGCTAATCAGATAATCAGATTGATTGAAAACTCTACCGCTGTAGACACCCTGAGGAGATCGTAATGAATGGTAGGTCGGGGGCATCAAGTCTCCCCGTGGTCAACTTCCACCCCATGGCCAATACGGTGCAGTCAACAGGGTACACCACACCAGATCAGATTGGTGAGGCCACTTTCAGTAATCCTCCGTTCAAGTTTCTAGGTAAGGGCACCGCACCGATTCCCACAGACGGATTGATTCAACGTGGATATATGCGTCTGCTTGCTGAGGTGTTTGAGTTAGGGCCGGATGGTAACCGCCTGAATAACGCTACTGACGCTCTACACCATGACCTTGGTACTAAGTTGGACTTCCAGTTCAACCCGTCTGAACTAAGTAGGTCAGTGGTAGCCCGTACAGATACGCAGTTGTGGATCAACCAATCTCCCAGCCAGTTGCTACAGCCCGGCATTGGTGATATGTCCTTCTCTTGGCAGATGCTGTTCAATCGTGAGGTTGAGGTACAGAAGGGCGATGTACTTAACAGCCAGAGGGAACTTGAAGGATTTGCCTCCCGTCTTGATGAGTTCTCCGCAAAGAATAAAGCGGGATCAGATGAGGCCGCACAGGAACTGGGGGTGCTGGCAGACATTGCCATTCTGGACAGGATCACCGGCCAGAGTATTAGCCCAGAGGCCATCCAGTATGCACAGGAAAGATATGACCGCATGGTCCTCTCCGGGGCTATTACAGAGGAGGATGCTGTTGATGAAGAGAACAGTGTTATAGACTTGGCGGGCGGCGGGGGTGAAGATGTGTCGAAGTTGATGGATGCTAACGTCCAGAACTCTGCATTCTTGATACCCAATCCCATTCGTGTGGTGTTCTCTGAGAACTTCATGGTAGATGGTTACGTGAATAGCGTTACCGTTTCGTTCAAGAAGTTCTCCACCCAGATGGTACCTACGGTCGCTTTGGTGGATGTTTCTATGCACGCCATCTATCAGG